AAGGAAACGTTTGAGATATCCTGTCTTCGGTCCGATCGATAGATCCGCCAAGCTAAAAGTCAATTTTTCAACATTTTCATTGACCACAGGGAACCGTTGTCTTGCACCACTCAAGATAACAACTTCAAATTATGGCCTCGAAAGGGTCAGTGTTCCAACGCAGCCCCCGCACCATGCAGATAGTGTTGCACAATAGTAGGCTCAGCCCGAGAGAGAAGCATGACCGATTGAGTTCGAGTGCGATGTTCAAACGGGTGGCTCTTCACGAAAGTGAATCCTCGCTGTAAAGGCGAAACTTGAGACCGAACCACCAGCACTAGGGACATGTCATGAGTGACATGTTATTTTGCATTTTTGCTTCTCGGAATGATCTGAAATCTTGTCCGCACTCGAACGTGTTTAAAAGTGTTCGCCGGTTGGAAGTCTCGTCACGCTTAACGGCTCCACGAGTTACCGGTACCGACCACACTTGCTCATCTTGAATGACATTATTGATGAGCGGTGTGGTCATTGTCGAGTTCTTCGATAAATAACCTATCCAGTCTATTGGTGGACGATAATAACGTACCCGGAACAGTCGGCTGACTGTCTGGTGAACTGCAAGGTTTGCTACAAAAGTTTTTCAGGTTACTATGGCATCAATTATAAGATATTTCACCCAAGCGAAGGCGGGACACCTCAGTGAGCCCGTCATGGAAGACCGTGCGCGTTCTCGTGCGTACGCTGCAACTGCAGAAAGTAGAGAAGAGGAGGATCGATCTGTGCTCAATGGAGCCATGGAGAGACGAGCAGCGTTTAAGGACGCACTGGCTGCTGAAGAGCGGCGAGATTTGCTCGGCTCACATGGCGATGATGAAGTGCCGATAGGATCCATTGCTGGTAGCGCTGTGGTACGCGACCAGTCTTATGATGATGGCGGCCTTTGGTCCGTAGTCAACCGTAAGGCAAGGCAATATTTTGGGCAACCTGCTCCTAAAGGCAAAGGGAAAGCGGAGTCCAGCAGTAATGCGAAGAAGCCCAGTGCTTTGAGTGATGAACATGACCAACCAGATGGTCTCGTCGCTATGGATGTTGAACTCATCGACATCGATAAATATGTTGAGGAACACGGCCTTGTGTGGCCTAAACAACCGACACCCGAGAACCCCAAAAAGTGGTGGAAGGATGAAAAGGTTGTTGCAAAACTCAACCACCAGTGGACCGTAATAATGTGCAATCGTGAACGCCCTCACAACCGCATTTATTATGGTTGGACCAGCGGGAATACGAAATTTTTGGATAATGTTCACTACGTCTTGATAGATGAAGGTGTGCATTGTCGCCAATTGATTGAACGTAAAAACTCGCAAATCAATGCAAGCGAATGGGACGACATCAAGTCGGACAGACGTGGCCTCCAGGCCAACTTCGCAAGTTTCAAGGAGACATTGCATTTACGTGACGGTGCGATTGTTCTGGCCCCCTCGGGTTCAGGAAAATCATACTTCGTTGACCATCAAAATGGCAAGCACAGCTTCCGTTGTAGCAAGGAGAAAGCCAAATCTACAGGTCAATTTCAACGCTTTTCGGGAAAAGCGATCGCACCCATCAACTCCCAGTTGAATTCACCCAACATTCAAGAACGTTCGTCAATCGAATCTTCTGTGATCTCGAGCGCGCCAGCGTCGAGCTCTTCGAACAAATGGAGCAAGGAGCCGTTTCAATCAACCGCTTCAATGCCTTCGTCACCCGTTTCAACAAACGGGCTGAGCACATCCGCGATACAAGCCCAGTGTTCAGAATCGGACGAGAGTGCCGCGACAGCATTACCATTGAAGACCAACAAATCACAGAAGACCACATTGAGAGTGGAGAAGAGGAGCTGCTTCAAATGCGGCAAGTCTGGACACATCGTTCCAAATTGTAAGGCTGAAGGAGACGCCGTGCTGAGTACTTTCAAAAGTTCGTCTCGCGGTGGGCGCGAAACGAGACAGTGCCGCTCATGCGGCCAGCATGGACACATTGCGAGAGACTGCAAATCAGCAGTTCCCGCTCGCGATTTGAAATCATTGGTAGAAGAGCAAATTGCTCGCGAGGTCGAACAGGAGAAGGGCAAAATCGACGCCGTGAATGATATGTTCCAAGCCCAAAAAGACGTGATCAGGGAGCAACAAGAAGAAATTAAAATGTTGCATGAGCGCGCAGAAGTAGAGATCGATCGAGAGCGAGAGGTGACTAATTTCAGCTTTCAGCTGGATCCCGCTGACGATTACTACGAATCATTGAAGAGTAAGTTCACAAATGTGTCAACTGGTAAAGGCTATTTTAACAATTTCTTTCACCGAAGCAAGAATCAGGCCAGAGTTTTGGGCGTGGTTGGAACCGGCGTTCACATAGCCGGTGCTTTTGGTGTGGAGAAAGGACATTTAAGTTCAAAAGTCATTCCTGTGACCAATTCTATGTTAGCTAACTATGAAGCGTTTCAACGTCCAAGCAAGAGAATCCCATACCTGGGTCTTGTGACCATGGCCGCTGGAACTGCACTGTGTGCTGCAGGCGCGTGGAGATATTTCAATCCAATTGAACCATTTTTGCGTGTTGAGTGCACCTTCACAACTCCGACAGATACCGAGCTCAGTTCGATTGAGAGACGCGTTAAAGAAATGCGCATTGGAAAGGCCGATGTTGCACCCAATTTCCAACGTGTCATCATGAAAGTCACGAATGAGTACAATGAAACTGTCGTTGATGGGGATGATCCTGAACATCCGATGATTATTTCAGCATCTTTAGTTGCTTCACTAGATTCCGCTCTGGTTAGATGCAAAGATGTTAAAACGGCGATAGAGGCGGCACGCCACAGGGTTAGTGCCACTTCGTCGGTTGCCTTGGGTGCCGACGCCGAAAATCTTGATACAGTTCGCAGCAATAGTTGTTACATTGCTGGACTGCGATTTATGCGCAGTTCGAGCCGCCGCTCCACCGGCCTGTTCCGCGATCTACAGTTAAACTAAATACGCGGTCCGCGCGTTATAAATACGGCTTCAGGGTTGGTGAATCAGTCACATCAAAGCCGGTTGGTCCTTGTAAGCTTGAATTGAAATATATTCCAGAAAACAAAGACAAGCCAGTTGCGTTTGCGACTGCATTTTCCTTCACTTCCTCGTACTTCAGGCCAGACTTACGTGATATTCCATCACTTATGAACGGTTGTGCGTCAAGAATCTGTGGAAGCGTTATGAACTTGGGCGTTCTTAACGACAAAATAGAGGAGGCTATGAAAGTTTATCTAGAAACTGTACCAACAATCCCCGCGCATGAGTTCATCACGCGGGAAGAGTGGTATGAAACCTGCGGTTTGCCCGCATTTCGTATCAATAAGATGAAGGCAGCAATAAGTGAGTTCGGTGATGCAAATGACATATTACCATCAGACTTCATTTATGGCTGCTTTGGAAAAGACGAGGAATATGTTGAACAAAAACCCATCCGCGGAATTTTTGGACAGTGTGAAAGACTGAAAGCATTATTTGGTCCAATGTTCACGATCATGGAAAAGTTTTACTTTAAAACTAGGAATTCGATCAAAGGCATTGACATGCTTGACATGCCCCAACATATTTATGAATGTATTTTTAGCACCACGGGAAATTCTCGCGTTACTGATTATAGTTCACTCGAAAAGTCGCACAAAGAGATTATCTGCTTATTAATAATCTTCAGAGTTTATTTGAAACTTTGTGCGGCTCACGCCGATTCGTTAGAGAAACTTGATCTAGTCTCTAAGACGCGTGCCAACATGAAATTCGATTGGAAAGGATTCACTGTTTTTGTTGAATGGGCCTTGGGCTCCGGATGCAGAGACACTTCTTTCGCCAATTTCATTCTCAACGATTTCTTCTGCTGGTTTACCATGTGGATGAGGAATGTTCCAGAGGATGACGAAAAACATGTCTGCGAAGGCGACGACGCCGGTCAACAAGTGCAAGCATTGACAAACATCAAATTGGATACCGCGTTCCTAAAAACAGCCGGACTGAACATGACCTTTGAGGTTTTTGATTCAGTGCTTCACGGCGGTTTTTGCGGGATGACAATGGATGATTTAGAGCTGCAATTGATAACTGACCCGGTGAGAATGTTGCTTCGCTTTGGCTGGTTGCCTGCTCGCTACGCGGGCGCACGCATCATCAAACACAAAGCCCTTTATCGAATGAAGGCCCTTTCTTTGATACTCATATTCCCCAGTTGCCCAGTGATTGCTACTTTTTGCAATCGCGTCCTGTGGCTTACTCGTGATATAGATCATCGATTGGCGCTCCGTATGGAATCGAGTTCATACATGAGGACCCATTACGAGGAGGTCGATAGCGTCTACCAGTGTCTTTTGCGAAAAGGCATGGCAAATGGCGGTATGATCGAGACGCCCGAACCTGGCCCGTCAACCCGATTATTGTTTGCAAGACAATTCGGGATGTCCATTGACTGGCAATTTAGGATCGAGCAGGTCTTCCGGAATTTAACCTTCGGTAATATCGAAATGTGTCTTTTTGACGTGTATTGCGACACACGTTCAAGCGTGTGGAGAGAAGCTTCTGAAACCTATGTTGTTGAAGAAGGCGAGACCTTCACCCGTCCCCCAATTATTGATCATGATAGAATCAATCAGCTTCGAGCGCAGATTGTAGGGGTAGGAGCTAATCCAGCCAATCTCGGACCCAGCGGCCACACGCCGCTATAGATCTACAGCACTCTGTATTTGTGCTAACCAAATAAATAATAACAACCCCCCCGCATAACGGGCCATTCGTGGTACCATTGCG